TGATTCATATTCTACATACTATGAGATGTTCTCTACTGATACGCAGGTAAGACAGGGGATAGAGGCTATCAAAAAGACAATATTGAGCGGAGAATGGTTTATTGAGAATGTAGAGTCAGAAGTCGGGACCTTTATACATAATAACCTGTTTAACAATATAAACTTCCCCAGAATTTTAAATAGTGTTCTTGACTTCATAGTCTATGGTGTCTATTTCATAGAGCCTGTTTTTGACTATGATAAAGAAAATAAGCGGGTTATTCTAAAAAAACTAATCCCCAGACATCCAGCAAGTATTGTCAGATTTATTTTTAATGATGAAGAGCCATATAATATTACTCACATAGAGTTTTACAGCAAGTATGGGACTTTTATAATGCCTGTTGAGGAATTAATCATCTTTTCCTTTTCAGAGAATTTTTATGACTCCCAGAGCCTCTTAAGAGCAGCATATAAGCACTGGATGATTAAGAATAAACTCTATAGAATGGCTAATTTAGCTGTGGCTCGCAAAGGTGTGGGTATTCCTATTGCTGCACTAAAGACCCCGGGGAAACTGTCAGAAAATCAGAAAAATAGCATAACTGGGGTTATGCAGGCTTTACAGACATCAGATGCTGGGTATATCATAAAACCACCGTGGCTGGATTTAGAAGAGTTTGGAGGGGACAGGGACCCCGTTACTTTCCTTGACTACATCAATCATCATAATAAGGAAATTTTAAAAGCAACCCTCACAAGTTTTTTGTCGTTGGGAATTGATGTTGCTGGGGGAACATATAATCTGTCTCGTGATACATCAAAACTTTTCTACTCTGCTGCAAGATACATAGCCAAAATTGTGGCTGACACATTCAATAGGTATTTAATCAGCAATTTAATCTTCCTTAACTTTGATAAGGTAGAGGGCGAATTACCAAAACTTAATGTTACACAGGTTGGTAGAGATGTAACAGTTGATGATGTGAAAGCACTTTCTTATGCTATGCAGGCAGGATTAATCACTCCAGACCCAGCGGTAGAGAATACTGTTAGGAAGTGGTATAACCTGCCAACGATTAAGAAGCCAAAGAAAGAGACTATGCCATCTCCAGAGGAGCAGGAAAAAGCGAGCGAAGTCTTGCAGTTTAGAGAAGACCCAGATATTATGCGGGGATTACTTATTGATAAATACATAGAAATTTTTAAGAGGAAATATATAGAAACCGCCAAAAAGTATGGGAGGGTTGTAGAAGAAATAAATTTTGATGAGGAGAAAATTAAGAGAAAAGTAGCCCGAATGCTGGAGGAGGGGGATTTAGATGATGAGGAAAGTGCAGCATGGATGGTTGCTATTATATCCTCACAGGCAGAAGGAGAAGCAGAGGCTCAATTCTTTGCGGATTATGATTATGAAATTGTGAGTTTTGAGGGAGTAGATGATGAAAAAACCTGCCCGCTGTGTAGTTTTTTACACGGAAAATACTTTCTTTTATCTGAAATACAAAAGTTAGGTTTAATCCCACCGCTACACCACAATTGTAGAGACCATCTAAAAGGGTTTAAGTTGGAGGAAATACCAGAGAATGAAATATTTAGGTTAAGTGAGATACCCCCTGATTTAGTCAGGTATCATACTTTGAAATATTAAGAAAAGGAGGAAAGTATGAAATATTTTTCTGAAATGAAGTTTGACACAGAAAATCCCCCTGAAGTAGTAGAAATCCTGAAAGTCGGTAAAGTGCCAGATAGAGATTTAGAGATTACTAAAGATATGCTGGAGAGTATAGTAAAGGCTTTTCACGAGGATGCCACAGGATACAAAATTGCCATACATCCTACTCATGACCATTCTCTTGGAGCAGTAGGCTATGTAAAAGACCTATTTATTGAGGGGGATATTTTAAAGGCAAAGGTAGATTGGACACCTGTCGGGGTTCAACTTTATAAGGAAAAGAGATTTCCATATTTTTCAGTTGTTTTAGCCAAAAATTATAAATCTGCGAATGGAAAAACATATCCTGTTGTATTAGTAGCTGCCGATTTAACTACTACCCCAGCCGTTAAAGGGCTTTCTGCAATGTTCTCTGAAAAGTCTGACGCTGTTCCAAATGACGGGGAGACTGTCTCTGATGAGGCTGGTCAAACCGAAGATGAGGAACTTGCAGAGGACAGGGAAACATTGAGAAAGAAAGCCCAGCAAAGGGCAAAAAAGTGGGGTATAGCAGTAAGACCAGATGGGCATTTAACTCCTCCATCAAAATATGGAGATGTCCCTTATGCAGACCCTGTCAATTACAGGTATCCGATTGACACTCCAGAACATGCTCGTGCAGCTCTTAATTACATTTCAAAAGAGAAGAATTACAGATTTTATATTGGCAAAGGACTAAAGGTTGTTGTGGAAAGGATTGTTAGAGCATGTCTTAAGTTTGGTGTGACTGTTAAATATAACCCCACAATTATGAAGGGGTTGCCAGAATCATTAAAGAAAAGATTGGAGGGATACGAAAAGATGGAAGAACTTGAAGAGAAGATTAAAACTCTTGAGAAGGAATTGAGAGAGAAAGAAAAACTGTTGGAGAAGAGAGATATAGAGGCAGAAGTGGATAAATTGCTTTTTGACGAGGAAAAACAGGAAGGATATATACCACCAAAGGATAGGGATAAAGTAGTAGAGTTCCTTCTCTCTCTTGATAAGGACAAAAGAGAGGAATTTATTGAATTGATTAAGTCAAGACCAGTTATTAAGTTTAATCAAACAAACCCCGAAACTGTGCCACAGACAAAAGAGGAGAGAGAGGAACTTACTGATGAAGAGGAAGTAAAAGCAATTTTAGAAAGAATAGAAGGAGGTAAATAATGGCTACATATCAACCAACCGCACCATTTATATATGCGAGCATACCAGATAATCTTATAGTCCCTGTAACTTTTGATGTCTCCGTTTGTGGAGATTTATCAGCAGGGACGGTTGTAGCACAATTATCAGCAAGTGGATTATATGCTGAATATGATGATACACAGACAGATGGTAGAGAGACAGCAGTAGGAATATTACTTCAGGATATTGACAGTTCAAAAGGAGACCAGCCGTATCTTATTGCATTTGGCGGAACTTTTTATAAGGCAAACCTTACAGGACTTGACGCAAACGCAATTACAGATTTAGGCGGAAAGACAGTTAAAGTCAGCGACAATTCTGACGAAGATTTGTTTGTATTTTAAAGGAGGATAAAAAATGGGAGCAACCTTAAGTGGAACTCTACCAAGTATAAGAAGCCATAATGTTGACGCCGTATATAGGCAGATGAAACAGCCCATTGATGGGCTTGTGGGATTAAAATTCTTCCCCATAAAAGAAATTAGAAAAGAAGATGTAGTCTATGATGTTTATCAGGCAGCAACTGGACTTATGAAACCAACAGGAGAGAATGCTCCAGCCCCAAAAATCCAGTTCACCAAACTTGATGAAGTTACTTTAAGACCTGTTACTTTTAAAGAGTCATATGAGATAGTCGGACAGGATATTGTTTTTGTTAAACAGGATAAAGACTACGCAAGAGAATACCTCGCCAATGCACTCAAGAACTTAAAAATTAGAGAACTCTCAAGAATAGAGTGGAGTATATGGCAGGCACTGACAGGAACACTCTCTATTGATGAGAATGGTGTTACCAGAACAGTTACTTACTCTGGTATCCAAACTTTTAGTGCTTCAAATTCCTGGGCTACAAGTTCAACGGATATAGTCGGAGACCTTGTAACCATTATGAAGAAATACAGAGGGACTGGTGCAAGACCAAGATATATGATTTGTAACCAGACAGTGGCAGGTTATCTCCTCAAGAATGATACCTTTAAATCATACTATTCCAATTCTGGACTCGCTCCGATTGATGGTGTTAAGAGATTTTTAACCTCTCTGGGACTTGAACTTATTGTCTATGATGGTGGTTATATTAACTCCTCTGGAACTTTTGTGCCATATATCGGCGAGGATAAAGTATTCTTCATCGGAGAGGGACCATATCCTCCAGGACACTTCTTCTCAACACTCACAGTTGAGGGACCAACTATGACACCAAGACCTGGTGAATTTGCGAGAGTTATGGAAAAGACAGACAGTGACCCCAAGAGCATACAGGTTATCGCAGGTATTAGAGGGCTTCCTGGTATTGTCTTCCCAAGTTGGATAGTCTATGCCGATGTTGTTCCTTAATAGGAGATAAAAACGATGGTTAAATATAGAGTGAATAAAAATCTCTTGAATTTAACCATCGGGGATAAGACTGTTAAAGGAGGGGATTATTTTAAGTCCCCTCCACTCTCTAAAGAATTTATGCAGATAGTAGAGAAGGTTTGGAAAAAACACCCCGAATGGTTAGAGAAGATAGAGAAAAAGCCGAAGGTTAAGGAGGAGAAAAAGGAGAAATAAATGGCTGTTGTTACTGCTGATGAAGTAAAAAGGAAATTACCAGAGTCTTATTCCTCTTGGACTGATACAGAGATAGACCCTTATATCACAGATGCCGAAAGAGTAGCATCCATACTTCTGGGGCAGGATATTTCTTCTTCCACCGATTATGACATAAAGGAACTTGTTGCTATTGTATCAGCAATGAGAATACTTATAAAGGATGGGGCCAGCAGAGCTGACAAAGTTTCTCCCTATTATCTTTTAAGAGATGAATTAAAAATGCTTCTCCCCAAATTGGAATTTAAATACTCGGAGGGACTTTCTGGCTCTCTGCCAGATGAAGATGATTTCATTTTTAGTCTGGAGGACGAATGGTAGATAAAATTAGCCAAACAGCGCCAACTCCTATTCTTGATATATTGTAGAAACAAATGTTAATAATTTATTAACTACTATTGAGGAATGTCTTACAAGTAAAGTTTATTATCAATCCCTTGCTCCGTTAGCCAAATCTAATGCTATCCGTTTGTCAAAAATGCACCTCCGTAATAGATTTGCAACAGGTGGAAAAACCGATGGATGTCCAGCATGGGCTTCAAATTCTCCCGCCACTCTTGATTGGGAATCAGAACAACCTGGGCATGCTCCAGATTACACTCTTCCGCTGGTTTTTACAGGCAGGGCGAGAAGCATGATAGCACCAATAGTCGGTCATTTTCGTGTAGGTGGTGGATATAAGACAGTTCCTATATATTCTGAAACAGGAGGAGATTATACAGTTAGTAATATGGGTTATGTTATAAGAGGCACTTTCATATTTCCAAAATACATGATTTACCACCAATATGGTTATACTACCACTTGGCGAGGCAAGAAAAGAGAAGTCCCAGCCAGACCGTGGTTTTTGTGGGCTTCTGTTAACTTTGATGGAGCAGGATTTAATTTATTCAGAAGGATTGCCAGAAGGATAGTTTTAGACCATGCCAGCACATTGTTTGCATTTATCAAGAGAAGGCTGGGTGGTAAACTGATGTCAATTAGCGGGAGGAGTGCTAAAAATGCGTAAGGAAATCAGAGATGATATAGAAAATATGTTAAGAGCAAATGCTACTTTGTCTTCCCTTATTAAAGATTGGGGGATAGAGGATAAAGCCTCAAAATACCCCGCATTGATGGTTTTTCCTCCAGCAAGAAAAAACAAACTCATGCAGGCTTTCCCTAACATCTACCGTTGTTCATACTCTGGAGTTATAAGGGTGATTATAGAAGCCTATAATAACAGACTTGATGGGATAAGCACGGCTGATGAAATAGATAGTCAGGTAGAAGAGGAGTTTAAAAACGACCCAACTCTCGGGGGAAAATATTATTCCATCTCTTATGACGGCTCACAGATTATATATGGTGAATATGGAACGGACTATTGGGGAGAAGGTTTGGTTGTTTTGGACATAAACTATACCGTTCAAGCCTTTGTAGTATAGGAGGTTAATATATGAAAGTCAGATATGAAGGAAAAAATCCTGGTTTCTGTGTCATTGGAGTGCCAGGAATTTGGAAACCAGGAACAGAAAGAGAGGTAACCCCTGAACAATGGGAAAGACTTAAAGGGGTTATTGGAATGGTTAAAGTTGAGAAAAAGAGAACTGTAAAGGAGGATAAATAATGAGAGCAGGACTTTTGGATTATGTAGAATTTGAGAAAGAGTCATCTTATGGGACAGAGCCTTCAAGTTTAACAAAATGTCTTCCAGTTGATGCTTTTAATTTAGAGGGAAGGAACGAAGGAAGGGAAGAAAGACCAATCGCTTCAACAAGAGAACTTTTAAGACACCCAACAGGCAATTATTCACTTACTGGTTCTATATCTGCACCGTTTTACCCAAACGAGATAGGTTGGCTCATTTATGGTTTATTTGGTTCTGTAACATCTACACAGCTGGAGACTACATCTGCTTATAAGCATGTTTTTTCTATTGCTAATACTCTTCCCTCATTTACCTTTGGTGAAAGCAAACAGGGAACTAATTTCGCATATTTAGGAGTAGAAGTTAATAGTGCAACATTTACATTTAACAGGGCTGATAATGAGGTGAAGGCTTCATTCGATTTAATCGGACAGAAGGATAAAATAGCCGACGCAACATTTACATCATTTACCTATCCAACTGCTGATGTTCTCAATCTCTCTAATGTGACATTCAAGATAAACGATGTCTCTAACGACAATATGAAATCTATTACTTTTACATTCAATAACAACATGTCCCCAGATGACTGGAGAACACTAACAAGTGGTAGATTTATATCGGCTCCATATCCTGGTGCTTTTGCTGTATCTGGTTCGTTTTCAGGGTTATTTGATGTAAATATCATAAAATATAAATGGGGTTTAGCCACAGCTACAGAACCACAGACTACTGTCTCTACATTCCCCATTGAGATTACAGCACAGGGGCCACTTATTGAAAGTTCATATTACTATGAGTTCCATATAAAAATTCCATCTGCAAAAATACTAACTTCCGCTGCTCCTCTAACCACCGATGTTGTTGCTGTAACTGCTGACTTTGTGGGAATTTATGATTCATCTGCTGGTTATTCCGTAACAGTTGATTTAACAAATACTACGGCTTCTTATTCATAAGGAGGATATATGGCTGATACATTGAAAGGAAGTAAAGAATTAATTTTTCCAGCTGAAAAATATGGTGATGATTTAGGAGATTTAGGAATCACGGGGGATTTTGTTGTTACCTTCAGACATTTATCTGAAAAAGAAATAAATTCCCTTCCCCCTCTCCCCAAAATGCCGAAATCTCTCCAACTTGTAGAGGAGAAAGTAAAAAAAGGGGAAGATGTCGCTCCCGAAAAACTTGACGAATTGGATAAATTCAACGAGCAGTTTAACAAAGCATGGGACAAATATCTTACCGAGTTTGCTGTAAAGGCTATCAGGAAATGGACATGGGATAAGGAAGTAACAAAGGACAATTTACAGGAGCTACCTTCTATAATATCTCAAGCTATCAAGTTAAACGCAAGTCTCTATAATACCCCCACAGAGGAAGACTTAAAAAACTCTCTGTAGCCCTGTATATGGGGGAAGACCCGCCAGAGAAATTTGCAGAAGAAATCATAAAGGCTCAAATATTTCTGGACACAGGGCTTCCCCCTGTTCAGGGCGGGCAAGAAGACCAGCCTTTAATGTTTTGGCGGGTAGTAGAGGAAATAAAAAGGGTGCAAAATATAGAGGTTTCTTTAAGAGTTAAATTGGCAAAGGAGAAACAGAATGGATAATGGTGCTTTACAAGCAACTGGAATATTAAATATAATTGTCCAGACACTCAATGCTGAACAGGCTAAACAGGCGCTAAACAATATTAACCAGAGACTTCAAAATGTAAACCGCACAGCTTCAAAAATGGGACCCTCTTTCAGGCGAGGGATTATTGGTGTATTCTACATGAGACAGGCTTTAAGAACAGTTACTAATGCTGTAAAGGAGTTTGGAGCAGGAAATGATTTACTTGCAGAAAAACTTAATACGGTAGGTAGCACTATATCGGACGCTACGCTCGGTTATATGGTTATGTCTAATGCTATAAAGGGTAGTCTTGGTAGCTGGGTAGGACTTGCACTTGCTGTTGCGAGAGTTACTGCTACTATCGTTACATGGCGAAAACACATGATGGAAGCAGCAGCAGGGGTTATTTCTAAATATTCTACTGTTAATAATACCCTCAAAAAGATAGCAGAAGCAACTTCCGACCTTGAAGTCCTTTCCAACTACATGAAACTGGTTAAAAATTTTGGTGAAAAGGGGGCAAATGCTCTCCTAAAGATGGGAGAAGTAGATTTTGAGACACTTGTCAGAAATTCAGAAGTTCTACAGAAAAACCTTCTTGAAATTTTAAAAGATTCAGAAGTAGGTCGGAGAATTTTAAAGGAAACAGCTACTACCCAAAAAATAGCAATAACAGATACTACCGCTGGGCTGGAAGACCAAGTAGAAATTATTCAATATAATGTTATTCCAGCATGGAGAAAATTTAAGAGAGAACTCAATTTAGGAG